TCCGCCCGATGATATTGATAAACTTTTGAAAGTTTACAAGAAGATTAAAAAGTATCAGAAGTCCAGTTTGTTTGCTGTTAAAACAATGGATGGGACTGAGAATGTAGTATCAAAGATGATAAAAGAGGCAGAAGAGCTTGGACCACTTGACTAAATAGTTCTTGAATATTATGATGTATTTGTCGTTCATCTCATTCTCCATTTCCGAATAGAGAATGAGACGCAAGTAGGAAGGCGAAACGGATCGTTTATCTATGGAAACATTTTTACTTACCTGTGTTCAGGTATCGATACTTGCAGGTCGCATTAATGGCCATCCTCAATTATCTCCTCAAGTCAAAAATGATTTGATTTGGGAACTGAAACAAGTATCTAAAGAAGAGTGTACCATAGACGCAAACCTTCCCAAGGAACGGGAAACGGATCACCCTTAGGGGTTAAAGGTTAATTCTCATTTCTTTGGAGGAAATTCCAATGTCTAAAGTCGTTTATCGCGGTGTGTCTTACGACACTGAATCTCGTCGTCAACAACAGGCACAACAACAGCAACAACCTCAACAATATAACGAAGCATATCGTGGAGTTAAGTTTGTAAAAGAGGGGAACAAGTGATGCAGAAACTCAATGTTCTTCAAATGATCAAAGATCAGAAGCAAAAAGAGGAAAGAAAGCATCAAGCCGCTTTGTGTCAGATCGGACAATGTAAAACTAAAATCTCAAAATAAATGAATCACTATGTCTATCATGATGATGACATGGATAAAGACAACAGACCTCCTGCATGTTATCAATTAACATATCGAGGTTGTAAATATTGGTCTTGTTATCTTATTCATTTAAGAGATTGGTTTGAAAAAATGTTGAATGTAGAAGGGTCTTGACAACCCTTCTTTTTTTGTATATAATTAGTTCTGTCTTGATTAACATATCTAATATTATGGAAAGAGATCAGTTAAAACTTATTGTAAGAAATCTTCGACTTTTAGTTGATGCATTGGAGGCTGAAGTTTATTCTGATGTTGATTCTTATCGAAACAGAATGGAACAAACCCTTCCCCCACTAGCAGACTATGATGAAGTATTTGAAGATGATGAATAAAAATTTCAAAGAGGTAATAAACGTTCAATGAATCACGCAAGTTTAATTTCTGTTACACCTGATGCAGAGAAGCACATTGCATATTGTGCTCGTGTAAGTAATCCAAATAATCAGGATAATGAAAACTATACTAAACTGTTGGCATATTGTATCAAACATCGTCATTGGTCAATTTTTGAACAAGCATTTATGACTCTTGAGATTGAAACTACAAGAGGACTAGCAGCACAAGTTTTACGTCATAGGTCTTTTACTTTTCAAGAGTTTTCTCAACGATACGCAAGTACAAATCTTCTGTCATCGAATATTGAACTTCCTGAACTTCGTCGTCAAGATACAAAGAACCGTCAGAATTCAATTGATGATCTTGATTCAGAAATGGTAGAAAAGTTTAATCGTCAAATGGTAACTCTTTTTAGTTCTGCATCAAATCTTTATAATCAGATGTTGGAAGCAGGAGTTGCAAAAGAGTGTGCTCGTTTTGTTCTTCCTCTTGCCACTCCTACTAAAATGTATATGAGTGGTTCATTGCGGAGTTGGATTCATTACATTGAATTACGATCTTCCAATGGAACTCAGAAAGAACATATGGACATCGCTCTTTCTTGTAAGGAAATTTTTAAAGAACAATTTCCTGTGATTTCAGAAGCTCTGGAGTGGTAATAAATATCAATATAATATGGAGGAAATGATTTGGCATCGTATCCAGTAATTAATACCAAAACTGGTGAACAGAAAGAAGTTGTAATGAGTGTTCATGATTGGGATCAGTGGAGAAAAGATAATCCAGATTGGCTTAGAGACTACTCAGATCCTTCTACTCTACCTGGATTTGGTGAGGTAGGTGAATGGTCAGATAAGATGATGAAGACTCATCCTGGATGGAATGATGTACTTAAAAAGGCATCTAAAGCACCAGGATCAAAAGTAAAACCTTTCAAGTAATATGGCGACTAAGAAAAAGACGGGGATCGGTATTACCAATCCAGTTCCATTTGGTATGAGTAATCGGACTATGAAAAGAAAAAAACCAATTAATCTTGATTATATCAAGAAAGTTGAACCAATCACAGAGAATCAAGAGTTATTCTTTGAAAAGTATACGTCGGGCCAGAACCTTGTTGCATATGGTTGTGCTGGTACTGGAAAGACCTTTATAACCCTCTACAATGCCCTTCTAGATGTCTTAGATCCCAAGACACCCTATGAGAAGATTTACATCGTCAGGTCTCTTGTACCCACCAGAGAAATTGGTTTTCTTCCTGGTGATCATGAAGATAAATCATCTCTTTACCAGATTCCTTATAAGAATATGGTGAAGTATATGTTTGAGATGCCTGATGATGCTTCTTTTGAGATGTTGTATAATAATCTCAAAGCACAAGGAACAATTTCTTTTTGGTCTACTTCATTCATTCGTGGTACAACACTAGATAATGTCATTGTAATTGTTGATGAATTTCAAAATCTAAATTTTCATGAATTAGATTCGATGATCACTCGTGTTGGAGAAAATTCAAAAATGATGTTCTGTGGTGATGCAAGTCAGTCCGATCTTGTAAAACAGAATGAAAGAAATGGTATTGCTGATTTTATGAGAATCTTGACAAACATGCCGTCCTTTGATATTATTGAATTTAATGCAGAAGATATCTGTCGTAGTGGACTCGTAAAAGAGTACATCATTGCTAAACTTGAACTTGGTATGTAATGTTTAATCATATTGAAATAGATTATCCTCAACTTGAAAGAGAAACAATTGATGGTGTAAGATATTATGACACTCCTGATGGACAAAAATTAGTATCTATTACTTCTGTCATTAGTCATTACAATCGTGAGATCTTCAGGGAATGGAGAGCAAAAGTTGGTAATGATGAAGCAAATAAAATCACCAAAGCTGCAACAAGTCGTGGTACTGACATGCATACTTTGGTTGAAAACTATTTGTTGAATCAAGAACTTCCTGAAGTTCAACCATTATCAGATTTTTTGTTCAAACAAGCCAAATCTGACTTGAATAAGATTGATAATATTCATGCAATTGAACAATCACTTTTTAGTAAAGAACTTGGTGTGGCAGGAACTGTTGATTGTATTGCTGAGTATGAAGGAGAACTAGCAGTTATTGATTTTAAGACAAGTAAAAAACCAAAACCAAAAAAATGGATTGAACATTATTTTGTACAATGTGCTGCTTATGCATGTATGTTGTATGAAATGACAGGTATCATAGTTAAAAAGTTTGTAATCATTATGTCTTGTGAGGATGGTGAATGTGTCGTTTATGAAGAATATGACAAAAGAAAGTACATTAAATTACTCTCAGAATATATTAGAGAGTTTGTTGAATTCAAGTTACAGGACTATGCAAAAACCTGAAGAACTTAGTATAGATCAAATCATAGAAAATAAATTTTACAGTAGTCGAACTTTTTCTGAAGAGATCGAAAAGATTGCTAAAGAAAATAAAGATATGAAGTACATGGATGCCATTGTCTTTTTCTGTGAAAAAAATAATATTGATATTGAATCTATTCCTAAGTTAATATCAAAACCTCTTAAGGAGAAACTTAAATGTGAAGCAATAGAACTCAATCTACTAAAAAGAACATCACATGGAAAACTTCCAATATGATTCCTAAAGTGAGTCCATTCGATTGTTATAAATCCTACTTAGGATTAAAAAATCATTTTACAAAAGAGAAGTATGATTTTCACAAATATGCTGGAAAATCAAGAGCATCATTAAATTCTTTTTATCAAAGGCGTGATCGTTTCTTCTTTGAAAAATTAAGTAGACAAAAAGATGATAGTGAAGTTGTTGAATTCTTTGTCTCCAATTTTGTAAGTTGTGATGATCCCCAATCATTATGGATTGGGGAGATTGTCAAAAACGGTGAACAGAATTATACTGATTGGAAGAGAAG